GCCAGTGGTCTACCGAATCCAATGTATTATGGTAATGGTCGCGCCAAAGCCAAAGCACAATTCGCAAATGGATTGATTGAATTCGATGGCTTCTATCTAAACACAGATGGATTCCCAAGCGCAGATAAAGTCTTGCAAGATGGTATTAAGTATCATAACTTCTCTTACGAAGTGCAATCCGAGAAATCTCTTGCAGAATTTGAAACGCCAATTCATAATATTGTTCATCCATCTGGCTTATTGTTAATCTCTAAAACTGTTAGTAAGTCCGAAGAAGATACTGGCTATATGATTAAATCTAATGTTGATTTAATTATGCCAGGAGTTGGCGGCGGAACAGTAAGAGTCGCAAACTCATATGGTAATGCAATCACTGGCACTGGAACAGTATTCAAGCCGCTTGCCAACGATGTCACTTATTACTCGAATACTAGAGTAAATGTTGGTGATCTATTCATTGTTTATGATGGCGACCGTCAACCAATTTCTAAGATTGTAGAAAATGTCGTGAGTAATACTCTTGTATACATCTCTGGTGATTTTGTATATCGTGGTCAGGGGCTTGCAGCCAGCAACTATGATGCTACTAGTGGGCTACAATTCTACTACATTACAGGTACTTGCAATGTTATTTCGGGCTGCACTCATGTTGTTGGTAACAGCACCACATTTAACACAGAAATTTTCCCAGGAAGAATTGTCAATATTGGATACCAGAATTATTATCAAGTCGTATCTGTGACAAACGCCAATCATATGATTATTAATACAGGTGCTGTGGCGACTGCTACGGATGTAGGTGGGTATTACCTTGCAAATGCAGTTTTACAGGTCTCGGGAAATGCAAATGCAATTTCTGAGATGGTACAGGCTGGCGATAATATTTCATTCAATATTGTTTCCGCAAATGTAATGACCGCTCAAACTGGATCAGTTCAGGCATTTACAAATAATGTTCAAGTTGTTGGCACATCAACTCTCTTTAATACAGAACTTAAAGCCAATGATATCGTAATGATTAATAATCAAATTCGCGAAGTGATAAATATCGCAAATGCTACTCATTTGAATGTAAATTCGTCGTTCTCGTCAAATGTTTCTGGTCAATTAATCTTTAAGAGAGCAACATCGCAAACTGCAAATGTTACGCAAGTTTCGGGTAACTTGTTATATCTTAACACTGCATTTTGGGGTAATGTTTCGAACATTGTTTACTTGGTCGCACCAAACTTAAATACAGAAGATCTTACATTCAAGGTTATAACGCAAACAGCGTATTGAGGAATCCATGAAATCTTTACTTACACCATTATTCAGTAAATTCCTCGTTGAGGATACAAAAGCCCGCTTGGGCGAGGAATCTAATTCATACATCACCATCGGTCGCTCGACGCAATTTGGTGTTGTAAATGCATATATCAGTTATGATGCTGGTGTTAAGGATGTGAATTGGTCTACAAATGAAAGAAACACCTACTATAAGACAATGGTTGGTGCCAAAAAGATCGCTGCATCTGATATGCAGCCAGTTATCTCTCGAAGAGATTGGGCAAATAACACACTCTATGATCCATATGCAGATCACATTGAACTATTTTCTTATCTTGACCAAACAACGCTTGGAACTGCTACTGTAAATTCTGCTGTTCTTTTAGATGGCACTGTTAATATTGCTTCGGGTTCTAATGTTGTGGTTGGTACTGGTACATCTTTCTTGACATATGTTTTCCCTAATGATCAGATTCTGATAAATCTAACATTTAAGACGGTTGTTTCTGTTACAAATAATTCTCATTTAGTTGTAAACAGCAGTTATGCAAATACAAATACTGGAACTGGTGCATTGCTTGGCTCAAATGGTCGACTTGTTTATGCAAACACCGCGAACTTTACAGGTAATGTATTCGCTGGAAATCTAGTTACGATTGGGGCAACAACAGAAGATACTCGAGAAGTTGTTGCTGTTCGCAGTAATAAAGTCTTAATTCTAAATTCAAATAGTAAACTTACAATTTCCAATTCAACAATTCGTAGAACCGATAATACTTACCCATATCGCGCAAATACCTTCTATGTTCGCAATAGCCGCGATCAAGTATTCAAATGTTTGTTTAATGCAAATACTGCAAATTCTACGATTGAACCGACGATTGATATTGACGGGCAGTTGCCAGAAAATCCATTTATCACTACTGCGGATGGATATAAGTGGAAGTATATGTATACGATTCCACCTGGATTAAAACAAAAATTCTTTAATCGTGACTGGATGCCAGTCATTAGCGATGGCGCAGTAACTGCGGCAGCAGAAAATGGTCGTTTAGATATTGTAAATGTTCTTTGGGGTGGTTCGGGATATATTAGTGGCGGCAACAGTAACACCTCTGGAATTATATCCATTACAAGTACTGATGGTGTTGGTGCAAACCTTGTTGCTCGTATTGCAAATGGAAATATTACTTCAGTTACAGTGTTAACGGGTGGCAATAGTTACACAACAGGAACGGTGACGATAAACGACCCAAATCGTCTGCCAGACATTGTTCTTGGCGGAACTGTAAATATAAGTGGTACAGTTGTGACGGCAAATGTTTCCAATACAGCAAACCAACAATTTACTGGTAATGTATTTGTTAACGATATCATTACTGTCAATGGCGAATCTAGAAATGTTGTTACGGTAACGAACGCAACGCATCTAACCGTGAATACAGGGTTTACATACACATCAAATACTCAAGTCGCCCTTGTCGCTCGCTCTAATGCGCAATTCGATCTACAATTTAGTCCATATGGCGGTCATGGATCGAATCCTCTTGAAGAATTGGGTTGCCATAGTTTGGCAATTTGTGTTGAATTAGAAGATACAGAAAACGAAACGATTCCGATCAGCGACTCTACAAATACCTTCGACTTTAATCAAGTGGGTATTCTTGTAAATCCTAAAGTCGCTAATGGAGCATTTGTAGCAGATGAAACCAATTATAGACTATCCACTCGTCTTGAGGTCTCGAATCCTGCCTCGGTGAACTTCACGGACGATGAAACGGTTTATGTAGGCTCATCTATCGAAACCGCCACAGCCGTCGCAAATGTTGCTCACTGGGCTGGAGGCGATAATTATCTATACATAAATAACATAACAGGGACATTTGAGCCTTTACAAACAGTTAAGGGTGTCACTTCTGGGGCTTCGGTTCCGATCCTTTCGTTGGCGAATTCTGAATTAGAATTATACAGCGGAGAGTTGATCTATATTGAAAATAGACCAAATGTTCTTCGTAAAGATAATCAAATTGACCAAATTAAAGTTATTCTCTCTTTCTAAGGTAGAAGTTCATGGAATTTAATATCGATCCATACTACGATGACTTTCAACAAAATGCGCTAGAAAACAACTATATGCGCATTTTGTTCAAGCCAGGTAAAGCAGTCCAGGCTCGTGAACTTACACAGATTCAGTCTATCCTTCAGAATCAGATTAAGCAGTTCGGCGACCATATCTTCCAGGACGGTTCTCCAGTTATCGGCGGCAATATGACCCTCGATAACAAAGTTACCTACCTCAAACTCCTAGAAACTTATAATAATGTCGATGTTGAAGTTGAAAATTTTGTTGGCACAGTAATCCGTAACAGCGCAGGAACAGTTCAGGCTAAAGTGCTTGCGTCATATTTCCCTTCTGGTGGCACGCCAACTCTTATGGTTCGATACATCACAGGCAATGTTTTTGCCGACGGTGATGTAATCAAGATTGCTGGTACGACAACAGAAGCGCAATTGATTGCTTCCAATGCTACAGGCGCAGGTACTGTTGTTTCTATCAATGAAGGTGTATTTTATGCTGATGGATTCTTCGTTCAAGTTGCAGATCAGACCGCAGTAGTTTCTGCGTACTCAACCTCTGCGAATGTTAAGATTGGTCTAGAAATTAGCGAAGAATTGATCGACAGCGATATTGACTCAACACTACTCGATCCAGCACAAGGTTCATTTAACTTCCAGGCTCCAGGCGGCGACCGTTATCAGTTTAATCTTGTTTTGTCAACTCGCCCACTGGACACAGAAGTTGATGAATCAAAATTCTTCGAACTCATGCGCGTTGAGAATGGTGCGGTCACAAAACAAGTTAAGTATCCTGTCTACGCTGAACTTGAAAAGACTCTTGCTCGTCGTACATTTGACGAATCAGGTGACTATACCGTTAAGCCATTCCGCGCCTCTATTCTGGACGGAACAGACTCAAATAACTACACCATCATGATTGAGCCTGGTAAGGCTTATGTCAAAGGATTTGAGTTTGAAACGATTGGCACACTAAAGATTGATGCACCAAAACCTCGCTCGGCTTCTGATGTCAAATCCCTAGTCGACACTGATGTTGACATTTCTTATGGCAATTTCGTATATGTAACTGCACTTCGCGGTTCAAGCAATGGATTTATCAATATTGCTGCTCTAGAAAAAATTGATGTGCACTGCGTTGACACCTCTAAAGTTGCTGTAGGTCTTACTACCACAGCAAATGCACAAATTTATCAGAACACTCGTATTGGTTCTGTTCGGGTCAAGAACTTCATTCGCTCAACGGCTGACGCATTCGACTCTCGCAGAGATTCAAACGGTGTCTATGCATTGTATATGACAGATATCCAAATGAATCCAAAGGTTGTGAAAGTCACAGCCGCATCTTCAAATGCGAATACAATTCGCTTCCAAGATAAGATGTCTGCACAAGACAATGCTTATCTAAATGTGTCAGTCACAGTTCTTCCAGTTCGTTTGGATGCTGTTGCAAATGTGAATACTGCAAATATCTTTGCAGGCAGTTATCGCGTAAATGGCAACTCTGCAGTTGCAAATGTATTCAGCAGTGGAAATGTTGCAGTTGGTGATATTATTCGTATCGGCGATGATGTTCGCGAAATTGTTTCTGTCAATACGATTGGTGACTTCTTCACTGTCAACACTGAGTTCTCAAAGACGATTGTCGGAACAAATAACCTAACAAATCCACTGCAAGTTTACAAACAAACGACATATGCACAAAATGTCTCCAGCCAGACTCGCACAATTACTCGCTATGATGGCACAACAAAGACTGCATTCCTAGATTCCAACTTTGATAACGGTGGTGTTGCAGATGCCAACTCCGTGGTTCAGTTGGACTTCCATATGGAGCATGCTGAGTCATTTATTGCTGGTCCTTCTGTCTCAAATGTTCTTGTCGCAGTTGCTAATGCATCGATGAACATCTCAATCCAATCACAATATGTGAATGGAGAAACAGTCGTAGAAGATAAACTACGAAATACTTTGTTGTTCAAATTGCCTGGTGATTTCACAAAACGATCTTCATTGAATAATGCTGATTATACCTATAACAAGATTATTCTAAATCGCGCTAACACTGGTACTGCAAATCAGTTTGCTCTATCGCAAGGTTCTGGTCTAGAAACTTTCGAAACAATTCCATGGGCTGATGCAACTGCAGCAGTGCAAGATAATTTGATTGCGATCGTTCGTGACAATAACGGAAACACTAGTTATCCAAACGGTGCAATTTTGCAATTGACAGCTGCGAATGTTACAATTGGCTCACCAGCAACATCTATTACCATTGATACATATGTGCCAGATGTACTTAAACTCGACCTCATTATTAATGTTAAAGAGAATGATGCTGAAGATAAAATTCGTAAAAAGATTTTCTTCAGCAACACGACTTATGTCGGAACGAGTTCGAACTTCACATATCCAACATCACCGAGCGGTAACACCACTGTAACTGTTTCAAACTTCACTGATGTTGCAAATGTTGATATTGCAAATGGATTGATTTTCTTAGGAAATACTCAATTCAATACAGTTCGTCCAGGAGATTCGATTTCTCTATTCGTGCCAGATGTTGTGAAGGTTCGTAAAGTTCTTGCAGGCAATGCCTCTAGTTATCCAGATGCAAACAATGTTCAAGACATTACAAATAATTTCACTGTTGATTACGGTCAAAGAGATGATGTATACGAGCACGCTCAATTGATCTTGAAGGAAGGATATGATGCACCAGCCGCTAAACTGCTAGTTCATGTCGACTTCTATCAGCATATCTACACTGCTGGCGCAAATGTTTCCTTCTTCTCTGTTGACTCATATTCACAAACACAATATGAGAATGGATCAATCCCAATCTACACTTCGTCAACTGGCTCTGTATATTATCTTCGCGATTGCTTGGATTTCCGTCCAACACGCCCAATTGGTGATACGAGCCAGTCTCGCACAGTTCCAAATCTACCGTCTCCAAATGAAGTGACAGAATTGTCGCTTGACTACTATTTGCCTCGTATTGATAAACTTGTTCTTTCAAAGGATAAGGAATTCCGAGTGATCCAAGGTAAATCGGCTCCACAGCCGCTGCCACCAGAAGATCGTGACGATGCAATGACGCTGTATACGATTTATCTACCACCATATGTGGCGGATATTCGTGATATCAGAACCAAGTTTATCGAAAATCGTCGTTTCACGATGAAGGACATTTCTTCAATCGAAAAACGATTGCAGAAAGTCGAGTTCTTCACTTCATTGAATAATGTTGAAAAACTCGCCATGGCAGATAAGACTGCTTATGAAGACGGCACTGAGAAAGAGAAGTATGGTATCGTTGGTGAGAACTTCACTAACTTCAACATTGCAAATTATAAGTCTCAAGACTTTGCTGTTGCACTTGAAAACGGATTCATGATTCCTGTCATGAAGGTCACTCCACTCGACTTCCAGGATATCATTAATACCAATACTACAAAGAACAAGAAAACTGTTTCGTTGGAATACACAGAAACTCCAGCAATCAGTCAAGGTCTTGCTTCGAATAAGGGTGTTGGCGTTCAGCCATTCTTGTTTGGTCAGTTTAATGGAAGCATTTCGTTGACTCCAGATACGGACTACTGGGCATCTGATGAATTGAAGCCAGAAGTCATTTCTGTTCCAGAAAGAATTGTTGAGACGCAGACAGTAATTCGTGAAACAGTGGTTGAAAGACCAACTCCTGTGACATTACCACCTCCAACCAGCAATGCTGCAACGGTAATTATTACAACTCCAAGTAGTGATCCGCCAGCAAATACTTCAGCAAGAGTTGTTGTGACGCCTCCATCAGATCCACCTCCTGTGATCACGCCAAATGATCCGCCACCAACAGAACCAATCTTCCCAACATTACCGCTTGAACCTGCGATATTGTTTGATTGGAGTTGGGCTAACCTTGGATTTGATCCATTTAATCTCGGTGGAATTGGTCTATTCGGATATGGTGGAACATTTAATGGTGACAATTTATGGTTCCCAAGCGTTCCAATCGCATCAACATATACAACCCCAACGATTGAAGCACAAAATCCATTTGCTACGCCACCAATCATTGCAGGCGGTAGCACTGGAATTTCTGGTTATACAGAAAGTTCAATTGGCGGTGGCGGTGATTTTAATCGCGATTTTGATATGAACTATTATGAGCGTTAATTTTAAATAGGATAGAGTAGAAATATGCCAAACAATATTACAACAAATTATGGTAAGGTAGTCGTTGATTCGAGCCTCATTCCATATATTCGTGAAAGAGAAGTTGAGTTTACTGCGCATAACCTTATGCCATATACTCTTGCAAAATTATTCTTTGACGATGTTGCGGTAAATGGATTTAGTCAGGCTGGCGGCAGATTGCTACTTGATTCTAAAAAGATTATTAATTTTTCTAGAAACAACGCAGTAACGATTAATACTTCTGCAAATGAAGCAGTAACTGATATTGTGTGGCAAGGCACTTCAAGCAATGTGAATACCTTTAATGGTAAAATTGAAACCTATTACTCAGCAAATTCTACTCTCGTTGTTCGTCGTTTAGATGGCGACTTTGACCCAACTGCACCGTTGTATATTCAAAATGGTGTAAGCAATATTGTGTATTCAAACGCAACGGTCATTTCTGTTAATAACTACGCAACCTCAGATTCATTCATTCCAGGCGAAGGTATTATCACTCCAACTCGAGGAAATGCATTCGGTACAGTAATTGCATCCTCTGGTGAGAATATCCTTTATATCAATCAAAACTACATGAATATGAATGTGGTTGCGGTTGGTTCTAACTCACTCTCAACAATGAGTTCAGATTATAAAGATGGCGATATTGTTTATCAGACATCTAGCGGTGCTCCTCGCTACGACCTAGCCACATTTAGAGGTTATGTTCGTTTCTACAATAATGCTGGTGCGGGTGCAATTGCTATTGAGCCAATCGATGGCAACATTAAAGCAAATACAAATACCACATCAAACTCAAAAACCTGGTTATTCAACGCATCAAATACTGCTTCGAAGGCACTTGGTGCATATGAATTCAATGGTGCAGGTATCGCGTCAAATAATGTGATTCGTAGTGTGACAAACTCTACAATCAATATCAATGTAAGTTCGTTTATTCATCGCTCTGGTGTGACTGCAAATGTTGCAATCCCAAACACCTCAACGATCATTCTAAACACTTATAGTGGTAACAATCCTGCAAACGGTAATTTGATTTATATTACTGCAGGAACTGGTGTTGGTGCATTAAAGCGCATCATACAGATCGATGGTGCAACTGCCGTTCTAAACAGCGCATTGTCATTTACACCATCAAGCAATACACACTATTCAATTGGTAACTTCGAAGTTGATCAGCATGGTACTCTTGCTGGTGTGTTCCACATCCCATCATATCCTGGATTTAAGTTTAAGACTGGTGATCGTACCTTTACGATTACTGATACAGATCGCTATAACGATCCAGACTATAAGATGCGCGCTGCAGCAATCTATTCGGCAAGTGGTATCTTAAAGACTTCACAGCGCATTCAAACAACGCCTGTGTTGCCACCGCTTCCAGAAACATTTGCTGATATTCCAGTCGTTCCTGTGAATCCAGCAGATCGCACATATAACGGAACTGCAACAAAGTCGCCTGTGACCTTGTCGACGGCATCAACGACTCCAAGAATTCCTCTTGGCGACGGTTTGGCTCAGACATTCTTTACACCAAAGCCAGACGGCAATCAACAGAACTATGGTATCTTCTGTACTTCTATTGATCTGTTCTTTAAGTCCAAACCATCTGTGGCTCAATACTTCCAGAACTCCAAGTTGATCTCTCGTGGATCAATGCAATTACCAGTAACAGTCAAGATTGCTGAAGTTGTGAATGGATACCCAACAAAGAACTATATTGCTGCAAAAACTGTACAAGCCAAAGATGTAAAAGTTTCTGAAGTTCCAAGCACATCAGATGCAGCAACTGTCACGAAGTTTACATTTGACGATCCAGTGTTCCTTGAACCAGATCGTGAATATGCGATTGTTATTGGTTCTGATTCACCAGACTATGAAGTTTGGATTGCTGAATTGGGCACAGATGTTCTTGGATCAGCAGTTCCTCGCCGTATCTCAGAACAACCATATGCTGGCTCATTCTTCCGTTCACAAAACTCATCAACTTGGACACCATATCAAAACCAAGACTTGATGTTTGTGTTGCATAAGGCAGTCTTTGAATCTTCTGGTACTGCAACCTTTAATTTAACTGAAACTCCAACTGCAAATGTTCCAATCGACCGTGTCATGTTGATTTCTTCTGAGTTGAAGTTCCCAGTTGGTTCAGTGGATTATAAACTTAAAGGCACTTATGCTGCAACTGGTGCTGCGGAAACAACAGGAGTCTATCTTGTTCCACACGCAGCAGTTGAATATGGTACTATCCTTGATAAATCAGGTAAGCCATCTTCGGCATCATTCTTGAACCGCAGACTATTAACTCGTGGTAATGCAAATAGTTTCATGATGACAGTTGAAATGTCATCATCTAATCCAGATATTTCGCCAATTGTTAATGCTGAAAGACTATCTGTCGCTGCAGTGACATTTGGTATCAATAATGCTGGAATTTCAAATAATGAAATCTCTATTACAAATATTGGTGCTGGGTATAATGCGATTTCTTCAAGCGGTAATGTAATTAAGGGCAGTTCAAATAGCACTATCAATAACTTTGCCCAACTATATCGCGAAACATATTACGCAAATAACTGGAATATTGGTTTCTATAATGTAACAATCACAAATAACCCTAATGACACTGGTACAGGTGCTACAGGGTTTGCAGTTGCAAATACTGATGGCTCGAATACAATTAATCATATTGTGGTTACAACATCTGGATATGGCTACCTAGAAAATCCAACTATTGCAATTAATGCTGGCAATGCAACAGTAACAACAACAGCAACCGCTCTTGTTGCTGGTGAAACAGGTAAGGCTGGCGGTAATATGGCTGCGAAGTACATTACTCGTGAGATTATTCTTGGAGAAGGGTTTGAATCTGGCGATCTTCGTGTATTCATGGATGCGGTTCTTCCAACAGCATGCGATATTCAAGTATACTACAAGGTTCTTTCTGCAGATGACCCAGAAAAGATCGCAGATAAGAGTTGGCGTCGTATGACCAAAGTGAAGGATATTTCTTCTCGCAATCCATTTACATTGATTGGATTAGAATTCCGTCCATCACTTACGGAAAATCGAATTAAATACACTGAGAATGGAGTTGCATATCCAATTGGCGGTTCCTTCAAGAACTTCCAAGTTAAGGTTTGCTTGCTCTCTTCAGACCCTTCGATTGTTCCAAAGGTTAAGAATCTAAGAATTATTGCTACACCAGAAGGATAATATTATGGGCGAGAAAGCCAGAGTGAAAGATAATATGAGTTTTGTGAAGGATATGGATAACTTTGCGATATTAAATACAAATAAGTCTGCAGTGGCGAAACACGAACAGAAAATGGCGGAGATTCGCAGACAGAAGCAGGTAGAAGCAGAGATAAATAGTCTGAAGTCAGAAGTCTCTGACATCAAGAATATGCTTGGACAAATTTTAAAAGCCGTCGGTGGCGAGAAGTAAAATATGGCAAATACAGTAAATGTCGGTTTAACAACCACTAGCAATACATTTAATCAGTGGAGAATCACTGATAATCTCATGGCAAACGATGTTAATGAGATTGCTCGCGGTAATTTCACAAAGCCAAAGGGAAATGTGATCATCTCTGAGGGCTATCTTCGTCTAGCCAATTCAACTGGTGGTGTGATTCTTGATGTTACCGATGACACGAATATCGACGGAACTCTAACGGTATTCAATATCGAAATGGATAATTCTTCCAACCACTTGTATGTGGATGCTGGAGATATTCATATTCGCCGTATGGGTGCCACCGACAGAATGAATGTGAACACAAACACCACATTCTTTGGTTCAAATGTTTCAATTTCAAACGCGACCTCTGGCACACTCAATGTCAACACGCAGATTGTGACTATCAATGCTGGTGTCGTTACGATTGCAAATAGTGCCGCTGGTGCACAGTTCAATGTCTACTCAAACACTCGAGTGTTTGCAAATGCGAATGTGACTGGCACTGTAAATGTTACTAACAATTTATTTGCATATAACCTAGCAGTTGTAAGCAACACATCAACAGGAAATCTTGTTGTAACGAGAAATACCTCAACTGGAAATATTGTTGTAAGCGGTAATGCAAATATAACAAATGCAAATATTGTAAATGCTTATATTGACTTCCTAGCAGTCGGTAATCCAATCACTGCTCCTGCCGCAACAGTCAGCAACGGATATATCGTCCGTTATGGTCTAAACAGCGATGCTGACGCTTTCTATCGAGTTCAGAGATCTGGTGCTTCTGGTAATGCTGATATCTACTGGGATGATGACATAAACAATCGCTGGGAAGTTCGTGTTAATAATGCTCTTGGTCCACTCGCTGCAGGAAATATTAGTGCTGGTAATGTTTCTGTGATCAATACATTGTTTAGTGGTGGATTGAGTGTCAGCAGTAGTGCTTACATTGCAAATTTAGCAACTGGTAATATTACTTCTGGAAACATTACTAATACGGTAATGCGTTCGTCTAGAGAATATTTGATTAATACTAGTGCATCTGGTGCTACTACCGTAGATTTGGGAACATCAAACTGGTTTAGATACACTCTGACAAGTAATTCAACATTTACATTTGCGAATGCTCCAGCCAGCGGAAATGTGTTTACTGTACAACTAGTTCTTGTACAAGGAACTGGTGGTAACAAAACCGTTTCTTGGGGTAATACAATTTACTGGGCTGGTGGTCAAGTTCCTCCTGCAACAACGACCACAGCAGGCAATACAGATATTTGGACACTAACCACATATGATGGTGGTACGACATTTATTGGTACTTTAACTGTTAAAGATGCAAGATAATGGCAGGTCGTAGTTACGATTTAAATAAAACTTGGATTCCTGGCAATGCGCGAGGAACCACAGTTTTTAATTCCAGCGGAAACATCACTGTTCCATATGGAAGAAATAAAATCACCGTTTCTGGTCAAGCCACACCTGGAAATCCATCAACGCCATCTACTCCAGCCAGTTATAACGGTCCACAACCAGCAACCTATAATCCAATTGGTGGTGGTAGCATCACATCATATAATCCTCCTATTGGAGCAACTTATAATCCACCTGTGACTAGCACATATAATGCTGCTGGGTCGCCATCAAATAATACATACAATCCAGTAAATTGTTTGAATTATGCAAATCCAACAGGTGGTAATCCAGCACCACCATTCTTTCCTGGCTCATGTTTGAGCCCAACTGAGGGTAATTGTGTTTCTGCCAATTATTACAATCCACCAAGTTCACCATATTGTGGTGGAACATATAATCCAAACTATTGCATTAATGCAAATAATCCAACTGGTGGTGGATGCGCAGAATACAATTATGTTGTGCCACCTGGTTGCATAAGTTATGGACCTGATGTTGTAACTGGCACTAATCCTTATGTTGCTGCTGGTTGCAGCGAGTATAATTACACACAAGGTCCATGTATTTCACCAACCTATGGTAATCCAGGTGGCTGCATTTCACCAACTCCTGGAAATGTAATTGGACAAAATCCAGCAACAGATACTGCTTGGACAGAAATTACAAATTATCAAGGACAGTCATCAGTCACTGGTGGTGGTTATGGTGGTTGCCCAAGTCCATTTTTTGATGACCCTTATGGATTTGGTGGTACAAGTTATGTCTCATATGCTTGCTATCCTGTCGGCAACAATCCAATCTATGGTCCACCTGGATGCGATGCATATGCTGCTCCAAATGCTCCAGGATGCGCGCAATATGGTTCACCAGTCCAGGGTAATTGCATAAGTCCAAACCCTGCCAGTGGCGGTAATCCAAATTATGGACCAGGACCTTGTGTTCCATATCCACCAACACTTGGAAATTGCGCTTCGCCAATTCCAGTCTATCCTGGATATTGCACGCAGTATGGTGGTGGAACTTGTGTCGATCCAGTTCCAGGAAGCCCAGGAAATTGCACATATTTCAATCCTCCTGGTTGTGCACAATATCAACCAGCATATAATAATTCATATAACTCAGTAATTCCTGGTGGCTGCTCACAATACAGTGGTGGAAATCCTGCTGCGCCATATACTCCAGGCGCACCAAGTAATCCTGCAACATATAATCCACCTATTGGATCAACATATAACCCTCCACTCGGCGCAACTTATAATCCACTGGTTCCTGGAAATCCATCTTCATATTTCCCAGGTGGCAATCCTGCAACTTATAATCCTTTTGTCTCTGGTAATTCTGGACCAGCAACAACTGTTCTTGGAGTTTATTTCCCAGGCGGTGGTCCTGATTCAACAGCCGATTATGTGGTAGGTGTCGCAAATTATTGGCAATATCCAGACGGAAACACTTATCCAATCACAGTGACTTCGGGTGGACAGATTACAGTGAAGATTGAATAAGTTGATTTTTTGCCATATATAAATTATACTACTCTATGATTTGGTTGGAGTTTCATTATGCCTCAGTATCTCAAATATAACCGACAATTGCCACAATTTAAGGTAATAGAAAAATATTACTCAGAAGAAGAAGTTGATCGAATCATCGATCTTGAAGATCTTCAAGAATTCTCTCAAGGAAAGGTCGGCACTTCCAAAGGCGAATTAAACACAGAAGCAAGAAATAGCGATATTTCTTGGTTACACCCCAATCCACAATCTCAGTGGGTTTTTGATAAATTTGGTTATCTTCTTGGACAAGTGAATCACGATGCATTCATGTATGACATCGATGGCTTTGAATCATTCCAATATACCAAGTACAATAAAGAACAACATTATGACTGGCACTTTGATGTGCACACAGAATATCTACTCTGGGAACGAAAGATTAGTGCTGTCATCATTCTTAGCGATCCAAAAGAATATTCTGGCGGTGAATTGGAAGTCATGAATATTGGAAGTCCAGAAAAAACATACTGTCAAAGACCAAATAAAGGGGATGTTATATTCTTTGCTTCTTGGATGCCGCATAGAGTTCGTCCAGTAAAGAAGGGGCTTCGCCGATCGCTTGTTGCATGGGTTATGGGTAAGCGAACATGTTGAATTTGTTTAAAAGATTTTTCTCAAATGATGTTATTGAGTTTTACTGCCATCCAAATTTAAATGGCATAATTCCCGAACCTCGCCCAGCAGTAAAATCATTTCCCGACTGGTATAAAACATTACCTCCATTAGATAATACTGGTCGCGATGCATTTAATGGTCCGATCATGACAGCAAAAAAATGCTTTCCATTAATTGATGCAATGTCTCTGGGTTATGTTATGCCTCTGTGTGGTGATATTCATGTAACTACAAATGAGTCAATGAGTGAAATTAAACTGCATCACCCACCTTCTAACATAAAAGTCGCAGAGTTTCATAGTTTAAAGCAAGTCGGCGGTAGATCATATCCTGGATATCCAGGTCAACCTGTTAAGTTTATTAATCATTGGATAGTTAAAACGAAACCAGGTTGGTCAACTCTATTCATTTCTCCAATTAATCACTTCAAACAGCATTTTACTTGTTTGGGTGGAATGGTTGATACTGACAAATATCCCAAAGAAGTTAATTTTCCTGCAGTATGGCATACACCAGATTTTGATGATATCATTCCTGCTGGCACTCCATTGGTGATTGCAATTCCAATCAAACGAAACTCATTCCCGAAAAAACCTAATATTCGTAAAATGTCGCAAGAAGAAATGAATGCTATAGGGAAGATTCAAACTGCGCAAAGTTCCCGCCGACATGTATACACTGACGAATTACGAGAAAAGCGATGAGTATTTTTTCATTCTTTAAAAGAAAACCAAAATTCGAATTTCAATACGATCCAAACGAATCAATTTCGGACGAGCAACAATCGAACTCTTTTGTTTCTGCAAAAGAAAATGATTTAGAATTTGTTGACTCATCGAACACAATCTATGCTACTGTTCCAATTCGTCTTGCAAGAGAAGTGCCAATTGTTTCCCGCGAAATTGTTGAATCACAAGGAAAGAAATTCACATTTCCGATTTGCCCTGGAATGTGGGATCTTTCGAGAATGGGATATATCTTATCTGCTTGGACAGACTTTAAGATTAAAGCAAATAAAGCAGGTGTAGTATTTGTTGTTGGTGGTGGTGGTAAGAGTACACCATTTCCACCACCATTTGCAATGGGAACTGATGTGACTGATGGATTGATTAAATTTGATGGTGTTCCAGATAATGTCTATAACTTTCAATCCCCATGGCGTGTATTTGCAAACACTAAAAATATTTCTTGTATACTATTGCCAGCATGGTTCCACACTAATCCAGAAATTCTAGAAAATCTCTACATCCATCCAGGTATTGTAGATTATGATCGCTTTCGAGCAATCAATGTTATTGCCTCAGTAAAGAAAAAGTGCACAATTCATATTAAAGCAGGCGAGCCATTGCTGCATGTAATTCCAATGTTCAACGAAAGAATTGTTTGCGGTTACGGTCCGCCAACTCCAGAACAAGAAGCAGAAGTTAGATATGACCCAACAATGCATACAAGTCATTTCTATCGAAAGAAAATGCAACCGAAAAAAGAAGGGTTTGATCTACAAACTCCAGAAACAAGTAAAGAAGAAAAATAATGAGAATATTTGTTAGTATCGTATCATATAGAGATCCATTACTATATGATACGATTATGAATCTAGTTGGCACTAAATCTGGATTGTGTAATGTTACAGTTGGTGTTTTTGAACAAACAAAATTTGAAGAATCTTTAGAAGCACACCACCCAGAACTCTTACAATATCCATGGATTCGTTACAAAAGAATTGACCCAGAGTATTCCGATGGGGTTGGTTGGGCTAGACATATAAACAGTTTGCAATTAACAAATGAAGATTTCTATTATCAAATTGATTCTCATGCTGTCTTTGATATAAACTGGGACCGAGAGTTAATCAAGGATTATCAATTAGCGGCTCAGAAATACAATAACAATAAGATCGTTATAACAACAAACTGCAAAAATTATTTTTTGAATGAGCAGGGGAGACCTGTAAAGGAAGAGGAGAATCTTGCAATTGCATGCAGGTCGACATTTTTTTATTTTGCAGACGACTATATGTTAGGAGCACATGGTGAATGGGTCGACGCAACTTCCGATGTGACTGATGCATATCATATTTTTGCGGGAAATCTTTTTACTCGATCTGATTGGGTTCGAGAAGTCGGAATCAATCCTAGGATGTTCTTTCATGGCGAGGAACAATATCTAACTTTGGCTTCTTTTGCGTCTGGGTATCAATTATGCCATTCCAGACAAATTCACTGCTATCACTATAGAGAATCCAATACTCATGTTACAAAACCGTGGATCAATCCAGTAATTTCGCAAAAAGAAATTGATAAGAAGAGACACATTTCCCACCGAGAACTCAGATCATTTATAATGAGTTTAGACGATGAAATTCTGGAATCATATCGAAAATACTCTGGGGTAGATTACATAAATAGAAAAATAGAAAAGCGAGCACTTTCTTGGTCCCTTAAAGCCCCTGCAGAAATGGTAAACGATTGGGAGATACCTGATCGTATTGATTAATGTTATAATCCTGCAAAAATAGGCGAAAAGAGAAATTTATAAATACACCTATAATCTACAGGATTCTCTAAATGGCTCAATTCATAGAACTAGATCTAGATCAGGGCACTGATTTTAATATGGATCTAGACCTAACCAATGACAATGGCGCGGCGATTAATGTGACCAATTACACATTTACCTCGTCCATAAGAAAATCTTTCTATTCTTTAAATCCTACTGCGAATTTGACTGTAACTATTCAAAGCGGTCCTAATGGAAATATCACTCTTTCCATGAACTCTGCAGTTTCTGCAAATGTAAAACCAGGTCGCTACTTATTTGATATAAAGCAAGTGGATTCTCAAAACACAACTTCTCGTGTTGTTGAGGGTATTATTACTGTTAATCCACAGGTTACGAAATGACAATCATTCGTGTTGGTTCGCAGAACAACATCATTGTAAAATCTTCTACCTATAGAGGCTCCACAGGTTCAACTGGTCCTGCTGGTCCTCAAGGACCACAAGGTCCATCTGGTTCTACTGGTCCAACAGGTCCAGCGGGTGGTCCTCAAGGTCCACAAGGTATTTCTGGTCCACAGGGTCCACAGGGACCATCTGGCTCACAAGGTAACGCTGGTCCTCAAGGACCACAAGGCACTTCTGGACCACAAGGTCCGCAAGGCGTACAAGGACCACAAGGTCCACAAGGACCATCTGGCGTAGAAGGTCCACAAGGTGTCTCTGGTCCACAAGGACCATCTGGTGCGCAAGGTAATGCTGGTGCTCAAGGTCCACAAGGTCCACAGGGTCCATCTGGTGCAACTGGCGCAGGAATTAATATTAAGGGAACTGTTGCTGCACCAGAAGATCTTCCTGGCAGTGGCAATTCAGTTGGTGATGCATATGTCGTCACAAATCTTGGCAATCTTTATGTTTGGAATGGATTAGGTTGGACTGATGCTGGTCAAATTGTTGGTCCACAAGGTCCAAGTGGTGCAACAGGTTCAACTGGACCACAAGGTCCATCTGGTTCCACTGGTCCGCAAGGACCACAAGGTTCAACTGGTACTCAAGGACCACAAGGTCCATCTGGCGCACAAGGTAATGCTGGTCCACAGGGACCACAAGGTGCTTCTGGTCCACAAGGACCAAGTGGTGCAACAGGTTCAACTGGACCACAAGGTCCACAAGGTTCGACAGGCGCGCAAGGACCACAGGGTCCATCTGGTGCAACTGGTCCACAGGGACCACAAGGTCCAAGTGGTGCAACTGGATCAACTGGACCTCAAGGTCCACAAGGTTCCACTGGCGCACAAGGACCAACTGGTGTCAGTGGTCCACAAGGTCCGCAAGGACCACAAGGTCCATCTGGTGCAGATGGTAATTTTGGTGGCGCAACATTTAACTATACATTCAGTGATAATGTTCTAAACACTGATCCAGGCACTGGTCGCCTCAAATTTGATAATTCAAATTTATCACTAGCAACAGCACTATACATCGATGATCTAGATGATGGTTCAACTGATATTCAAACATTCTTGCGCACCATTGATGATTCAACATCAACCATCAAAGGTCACTTTAGAATTTCCAACAGAACAAATGCTGCTGATTTTGCATTGTTCACAATTTCTGGAATTGTCACAGAACTCACTGGCTACTTCAATGTAAGTTGCGGATATGTTTCTGGTAGTGCAACATCATTTAGCAATGATGAAGATATCATCATCACATTTGCGAGAACTGGTGATCGTGGTGACACTGGTCCACAAGGACCAAGTGGTGTGCAAGGACCGCAAGGTGTACAAGGTCCACAAGGTGTTCAAGGTCCATCTGGTGTATCAGATGTTCCTGGTCCGCAAGGTCCACAGGGTCCACAAGGCGTACAAGGTCCACAAGGTGTCGAAGGACCACAAGGACCACAAGGTCCACAAGGCGTTCAGGGACCACAGGGTGTAACAGGACCACAGGGTCCAACTGGTCCACAAGGTGTTCAAGGTCCACAAGGTGTCACTGGACCGCAGGGACCACAGGGTCCACAAGGCGTTCAAGGTCCACAAGGTGTAACTGGTCCACAGGGACCACAAGGACCACAGGGCATTGAAGGACCACAAGGTCCACAAGGTGTCCAAGGTCCACAAGGTGTCACTGGACCTCAAGGTCCACAAGGTGTCTTTGGACCTCAAGGTCCGCAGGGCGTCCAAGGTCCATCTGGTGTATCAAATGTTCCTGGTCCACAAGGTCCACAGGGACCATCTGGTCCAGAAGGGCAATTTGGTGGTGCATCATTCTATTATGTGTTCTCAACAAATACTTCTGACACAGATCCAGGTGCAGGCACTTTAAAATTCAATAACTCTGCAACAAATCTTGCAGACAAATTGTTCATTGATTATGTTGATAGTGATGCAACAAATATTGAAACTTATCTTGCAACAATTGATGACTCAACATCAGCAATCAAGGGTCACTTCAAAGTTAGCAACAAAGGAAATAGTGCTGACTTTGCATTGTACACGATCAGCAGTCTTGTTGACAAAGTAGGATATTATCAAGTCAATTGTTCTTATGTCAGTGGCAGTGCTGCTACATTTGATAATTTTGAAAATGTATTGATTACATTTGCAAGAACTGGTGACAAGGGCGACACTGGTCCAACGGGACCAACAGGTCCATCTGGTCCTGCAGGCGGTCCACAAGGTCCAACTGGTGCATTAGGTCCACAAGGACCACAAGGTCCACAAGGAATTACTGGTGCACAAGGACCACAAGGTCCACAAGGTGCAACTGGTAACACTGGTCCGCAAGGTCCACAGGGTCCACAAGGAATTACTGGCGCACAAGGACCACAAGGTGTGCAAGGTCCACAAGGTGTGACTGGTCCTCAAGGTCCACAAGGCGTGACAGGACCACAAGGTCCACAGGGTGCTACAGGTAACACTGGTCCTCAAGGTCCATCTGGTCCACAAGGTGACGCATCAACAGTTCCAGGTCCACAAGGTCCACAAGGCGTTCAAGGACCACAAGGCGTAACGGGACCACAGGGACCACAGGGAGTCACTGGTCCACAAGGACCACAAGGACCACAGGGAGTCACTGGACCTCAAGGTCCACAAGGTCCACAAGGTGTAACGGGTCCACAAGGTCCGCAAGGCGTGACAGGACCACAAGGTCCACAGGGACCACAAGGTGTCACTGGACCTCAAGGTCCACAAGGTCCACAGGGTGTGACTGGTCCACAAGGACCACAGGGACCACAGGGCATCCAAGGTCCACAAGGTGTAACTGGACCGCAGGGACCGCAAGGTGTTCAAGGACCACAAGGTGTCACTGGTCCACAAGGTCCACAAGGTGCATATGCTGCTGAAGCATTTAATTATAAATTCAGCACATCAACTGCAAATACTGATCCAGGCACTGGTTACTTGCGCCTCAATAATGCAAATGTGACTCTGTCAAATCGTTTGTACATTGACTATAGTGAAGACAATGCAACAAACATTTACAATTATCTTGCATCAATTATTGCTTCTAGCAGTTTAGCAAAAGGTTACTTCAAACTTATTAATCGTGTTGATAATAAAGATTTTGCATTGTTCAAAATCAATACTCTAACTGATCATACAACATATTTTGAAGTTGATTGCACATATGTCACTGGTTATGCGACCGCATATAGCAATAACCAAGATTTAGTCATTTCTTTCTCGCTAACAGGTGACAAAGGTCCACAAGGTCCACAAGGTCCACAGGGTGTCACTGGACCTCAAGGTCCACAAGGTCCACAGGGTGTTCAAGGTCCACAAGGTGTAACTGGACCTCAAGGTCCACAAGGTCCACAAGGTGTGCAGGGTCCACAAGGCGTCACTGGTCCTCAAGGTCCACAAGGACCACAAGGAGTCACTGGACCACAAGGACCACAAGGAGTCACTGGACCGCAGGGACCACAAGGACCACAAGGTCCACAAGGCGTCACTGGACCTCAAGGTCCACAGGGACCACAGGGCGTCAAAGGTGATACTGGTGAATTTGGTGGTGCGACATTTGAATACAACTTTGTCAATCTAACAAACGACCCCCTTGATGTTGGCAACGGAAATCTTCGTTTAAATGCTGATCCATTTACAACTGCAACAGCGATGTATATTTCGTTTGTTGATAGTAATGCAGCAAATGTATTCAATTATTTGACGACCATTGATGACTCAACATCAACGATCAAGGGAACATTTAAGATTGCAAATAGTGCAAATGTTCTTGATTTTGCATTCTTTAATATCAATGGTCTGCATACGCACGATGATGATCACTTCAATGTTCCGATTGCATATACAACTGGTCCCGCAACGGCATTTGCAAATAATACTGCAATCATCATTACCTTTGTCCGCACTGGTGACAAAGGCGACACTGGTCCACAGGGACCACAAGGTCCACAGGGCGTTACAGGTCCACAAGGTCCACAGGGTCCACAAGGTGTAACGGGTCCACAAGGTCCACAGGGTGTCACTGGACCACAAGGACCACAAGGTCCACAAGGTGTTGAAGGTCCACAGGGTCCACAAGGTGTGCAAGGACCACAAGGTGTCACTGGTCCACAAGGACCACAAGGACCAACTGGAGTTGATGGTCCACAAGGTCCGCAGGGTGTTACTGGTCCACAGGGACCACAGGGACCAACTGGTGTCACTGGTCCACAAGGTCCGCAGGGTGTTACTGGTCCACAGGGACCACAGGGACCAACTGGTGTCACTGGTCCACAAGGTCCAACTGGTGCTGATTCTTATGTCCCTGGTCCTCAAGGACCACAAGGCGTACAAGGTCCAACTGGTCCTGCTGGTGGTCCACAAGGTCCGCTAGGTCCACAAGGTCCACAGGGACCACAAGGTCCAGCAGGCAATAATTCAAATACTATTGTTGTTCTTGATACACAAACAGTTGTAGCGCAAACGACAACATTCACACTATCAAATAATGTAAATGCTGCAAGTCGTTTGATGGTCACAAGAAATGGTTTGTTGCTTACACCAAATCTACACTACATCGTTGCAAATAATGTTGTCACATTGAATGTGGCTGCTGAAGTCAACGATGACATGGTGTTCCGTAACATCGTCGACTTCAATGCGATTCCACCAGCAGGACCACAGGGACCACAAGGACCATCTGGTCCATCAGTCACTGGTCCTCAAGGTCCAACAGGTCCAATAAATACGACGGGTGCAGCCGATGCTTATGCACAAGCAAACCTAGCATATGCACAAGCAAATACTGCTTATGCTGCAGCAAATAGCAGCGGTAGACTGCATCCATTTTTATTAGCGGGAATGTAAAATGCCAACAATCTATAAAGTTTTAGCACAATCTTCGCCAGGTAATACTGCAGTTTTTAATGTGTACACTGTTCCTGCGGCAACGAATACAATCATATCAACATTGATGATCTGCAATAGATCTGGTAGTAACGCAGCATATAACATTGCCGTTGTTCCTGGCGGTGCTGCTCTTGCAAATCAACATTATATCGCATTCAATACACTGGTGCCTCCAAATGATACCATTGCTTTAACGGTTGGTATGTCATTGGCTGCAACTGATAATATTGCAATTCAAGCAAATTCTGCAGGTGTAAATTATCTTGGATTTACTTTGTTTGGTACTGAAATCTCATAATTAACATGACCCTCAGAGCGTTTTCAAAACAAAACATAGCGAATAGAAAATCGTCATCAGAAAAAGTTACTGCCAGAAATGCTGCAGCCATGACAACGGCAATGGCAATCACTGGTGGTGCTGCTGGACCATCATCATATGTCTTTACTATTAGTCCCGCAGTAAATGGTAAAACAACTTGGGATGTGGCTGTAGACGGAGCACTGTCATTAGCAAATTCTGGAACCTGGACAATTATACCAACTTATACCTATTCGTTGAATGTTGTCATGTGGGGTGCGGGTGGTGGATCTGTGAGTTATGGTGCAAACTATTATGGTGGTGGTGGTGGATCATCAAATGGTTTTGTTACATTGTCTGCTGGCGTTTCTTATGATTTTATCGTAGGCGAGGGCGGTAACGGTGTTGCCGCAAATCGAAATGCTGCTGGTGGCGGTGGTGGTACTGGTATTCAATTTACTTCAAATACCACTCCAATTTTAGTTGCTGGTGGTGGCGGTGGTGGATATTCAATCGCCACCAGAAGAGCAGGTGCTGGTGGTGGATCGTCAGGTCAAAACGGCGAAACCGCAGGTGCTGGTGGCTATGGCGGATCACAATCTGCTGCAGGTGCTGGTGGTAACGGTGGTCGCAGAACTGGTGCTTCTGGCTCAGGCAGAAATGGTGGTGGCGGCGCAATGGGTCCAGTTGTTGCTACAGGTGGCGCTGGATTTGGTACTGGTGGTGGCGGCGACTATAATGCAAGTGATGCTGGTTCTGGCGGCGGTGGTGGTGGATATTTTGGTGGCGGTCAAGGTGGTGGTGATGCAGGCGGCTATGGTGGTGGTGGCGGATCTGGATACTTTAATCCATCTGTTGTAACAAATGGTTCGACAAATGCGGGTGAATATGAAACTGCAGCAAATTATGTTGATGTTAAACGACCGACTGTCGGTGGTGTGCAAGCAGGAGCCAGCGTCCCTAACGGATATAAAGGCGCAAATGGTGCAATTGTATTAACTATAACATAAAATGAAGACAATATCAGATTTAACAACACAAGATTTTGAGAATTGTATTGACGCTGTTTCAAACAATATTCCAATACCTATTGATATCCTCATTCAAAAGGTTGAGGAATTTGCAAAAAAACGATATAATGATGGATTGGTGTCAAATGATTTTATACAAGATTTAAATGGAGTGATTGGTGCAGACCATACAGAATTGGGCACTGCAATTTTAAATAACATAAACGGAAAACTGCATGAGTGAATTATATTATGATTTTTTGTTTCCTTCCCTTGTTTGTTATACTGAAAATAAAGATTTAGTCACTGAAAGTATTGTAACTCGTTCTTTGGAATTAATTGAACAACATAACGAGAAACCATTTTTCAGTGATTGTTATAGTACGGTGAATAAGTTTGGTACTGTGCTTGAGTTACCAGAATTTTCGGAGATAAAGCAAGCAATTATTAATGCATTGGGCGGTTATTGTACGATGCATAAGATTCAAACAGAGGGATTGAGATTTACTTGTTCTTGGTTAAATTTATATAAAAAATATGGATACCAAGATTTACATAGTCATCCAGATAGCATGATATCAGGGGTGTTTTATATAAAGAGTTCAGAGGAATCAGATTTCGTATTTCAGGCTCCATGGCACTTTTTTCAGCCATCGATGCCGATCTATACGGAACAGAATCTGAAAAATAGCCACAATATTCTTTACGAATCGAAGGTCGGTAGATGTCTAATTTTTCCAAGTCATTTGATGCATCGAACTCTTCCAGCGACTTCAGAGAGAATCAGTCTATCGTTTAATATAGCCTACTCGCAAAACTAAATACTCAAGAATTCTATAGTTAAGAGCCGTTAATGCCTACGCAGCCAACAGTCAAAGAGTTACAAGTCTCGAATCTGGAAAGTCGCCTGACGAATTCGTACAATCAGGCGAATACTGCTTATGCTCGAGCAAATAATCCATTTCCGACTTTAAATATCGTAACTGGAACGACTGTAACTGCAATTGCAGCTCAGCACTATGTAATGACTAATAATAGTCTTTCCATTGTGACGCTCCCAGCAACACCTTCGGTGAACGACTCATTGGTTATCACATTCACAAACGGCTTGCTGACCAATAATATCGCTCCAAACGGCTCTAAGATTGCAGGCACGACCGATAATGTGACCATAAATATGGCTAATGTGACGATGCAATTAAGATATATTAGTACTGCATATGGCTGGATGATCGGTTAACTGAACAACACAAATTATACGGAACGAACATGACTCTATTAACAGCAATGATGGGTGGTGGAACCAGCGGCGGTGGCGGCGGTGGTGGTGATTCATCAATCGGTGACATCAAGCAGGTCATGACTGGTAATGTCCGTCAGGTATTGCAATCAAATACAATTACCGATTCTGGTGGCGGCACTTGGATTCGTGCAGGACAAGTTTATCAACAAAGTTCTTATCCGCAATTATTCTCTAGAATTGGATATGTCAATGCAACAGTTGGATTAACCAAGACTACTCAATATGGTGGTTTGATTGGTGGACAATCTGTTGCCTATAGCCCAGACGATGATCTATATGTCTTTGGACTGTGGGGTCCATCTGGTGGTTATAATGCTGGTTCAATTATGCTTGCCAACAGTTCTATGCAGAACTTTGTTTATAAAAGTGTAGCCGCCACAAATTACACATATAGAATTGCATATGGTGGTGATGGTGGTAATGGAAGATTTATTCTCGCAACAAATGTTGGCGTCTATCCCTTCTATCCAAGTAATCAAACAATTGGATCAGTTGTTTCAATTGGTGATCAACTCGGAATCATTGCTGCGAATGCAAATACATTCTTGGCATGGAATAGCAGCGGCGGTGGCATGCAGATTTCAAGAACATCTGGTGCAACATGGTCTGCAGTTTTAAGTAATACTGGATACACTGCTGTACCAAGCGATGTTGTTTGGGGAAATGTTGGTGGAGCAAATGGTTCATACATTCTTGCTGCAACTCCAGCATGGGTAGAAACATCAACGGATGGTGTTTCTTGGACTGGAATTCAAACAGCTGTTGCAAATAGAGTGCAAAATAAATTTGCACTAGGTACTGCTAACATATATCTCGCATCATTTTATGACGCTTCTGGTTCAAACACCTATGCACCAGAAGTATATTCTTCTACAGATGGAAGATATTGGCAATATAGAGGCGTGGCTGCTACAGCAAACTCGAATTCTGCGTTTGGTGCAGGTGCAGTTAGAGTAACTGCAATTGCTAATGGCGCAAATACAATGATTGCTAAAACTGACTTTTTTCAGATCGTCACCGATACTTCATATTCATATCCAACATATACATATGGCTGTTTTCATCATCATAATGATTCTCATCATCATCACACACACGATTGCCATGTAACATTTGCTGGATATGCAACAGCATATAATCGCGCATATTCAAATACCAAATATAATCGAATTTATACTGCAAATGCGGCTGTAACAAATACAACAGGATCAAATCTATTTGCTGTTTCGAATGCTGCGCCATTTGCACATAACAGCCATATAATCAATGCAATTGCGTATGGTTATACAAATACTGCGAATTTTTATTTGTATGGAACAGACGCTGGTGCTGCTGCAACTTCTCAAGACGGATTAAATTGGACTGTTGTTGGTACTGTTGCAAGCGGTCAGGGAATTAATACTATTGTTTATGGTACTGCTAATTCTACAAATACATTCATTTTGGCAGGTACATCTGGCACAATTAGAACTACGACAGACGCAAACATCAATACATATGTCACCAGAACAACAGCATATGCGCTTGATACTCCTGGCTGGGGGTATAGTGCATATGGTAATGCCAATGGAACATTGACCTATATGCTTGGTGGTGTGAGTGGCAATCTTATTATTTCGAGAAATGGTATTCAATTCTCTGGTATGAACACTCTCGCCAATGTTAATGGTGTTGCATTCGGTGCGAATAAATTCGTCGCTGCACTACCGAACGGCGTTGCAAAATGGTCAAATGATGGCATCTTCTGGAGTAACACTGGAGCAATCGGTGGCTCAGCAAATGACATTTATGCAGTTGGTTCTGATAATACGACATTTGTGTATGCAGGACAGGGCGGTAGAGTCGGATATTCATATGATGTAGCTGGTGCTTGGACCAATGCATCCATTACAACATCAAACGACCACTATTCAATTACATATGGCGGTGGGTTGTGGGTCATGGGTGGTAAGTCTGGTTCGATGTTCACATCAACAGATGGTATTACTTGGACATACAGAAATCCAAATACCAACAACACAATTCTAACAGTCAATTATCTAAACAATACTTATCTGTATGGTGGTGATAATGTTCTTGCAACATCTACTGATGCAGTCACTTGGATTCGAAGAACACCAGATCCAAATACTAACTATGTAAGAATCTCATCTCTTGCATATGGTAACGGATATTATGTCTATGGTGGTCAAGGAGTTCATGGTCGATCAACAGACGGCATTACCTGGACTCAGAGCATAATTAAACCATTGGCTAACTCACAATGGGGTTGGACAACAGATAGTGCTAATACCACATATACTGGTCAAGTTACCGATACAATGTATAGCAATACCAGCAATGTATTCATCTCTGTTGGTATGGCTGGATTTGCTGCAACATCTCCAGATGGAAATACCTGGACCTGGCAAAATACAAAGACTGATACAAACTTCTCAGGAATGGCTTTTGGTAATGGTCGATTCCTTGCAGTTGGATCTAATGGTGTTGCCAAAATTTCGCCAAATGGTGTTCTCTGGTCTGGACATGCATCAAATGCTAATGTGTTCAGTATTGCATATTATGGAAATACTACTAACTCATTCATTCTAGTTGGCGCTGCAAGATACGGCAACACAATGAATGCCAATGTTTCTTACAGTAATGTCAACTTTGGTAATACTAATCTTTCATATGTTCTTGAAACATCAAATGATGGTATTTACTGGACAACAAGAAAGTGGCAGACTCCACTACCTCCAGGATTTGCAGTCGGTGGCAATACAACTGCTGCAATCATGGACATCAACTATAGCCTTGCTTATAGCAATACTTTGCTTGCAATTGGAACTCAATACTCAAATGTGAATGTGCGATATTATTACAATACATGGACTTCATTGCACAATAGCCATGCTAGAATTAGTGTTTCAAATAACTTGATTGACTGGAGCGGATTGGGATTAGGAAGTGCATTTGGTAATACTTCTAGAACAGCACCAGTCGGAACTGGTGTTGTTCCTGCGATCTCGTTTGCGAATGGTCGATTTATTGCAGCTGCAAATGCTGGACAAATTGCTGTTTCAAATGATGGTATTTACTGGACTACAACAAATGTGTATAATCAGTTCGGGAATACTAATATGTACGCGATGGCGAATACATATTTCTTTAATTACTTTGTTGGTTATGCAACTTACTACGCTCAATACACTTGGTATTCTGCACTAGGATTTATCTACGGATATGGACAATATAACACTCCAGCATATTATACTTGGACTGACTATCCTGGCAATTATAATGCTTACGCATATCAAGGTATGAGTTTAATTACATATCTTCCTGGTACATATAAAGTAAGATATCATGCAGCATCAGGTATGTATATTATGCCAGGAAATATTGTTAACTTTACATCAAAGGATCTCGTCACTTGGACACCAAGAGCATCATTCTTGGTCAATGAAGCGACTGGTCCTGTTGTAATTGGTAATGGCACTGGGACTAATCTGCAATATGCAAATAATGCAAATACATATAGTTCTGGAATGTATGACGCATCAACAGAATTCTATGTTCCATTGATTTTCCCATACACACTTAATTATAGTGCACAAAATCAAACAAATACCACTACCCCCACAACCCAGCAGCCATCACTCCCGATGAATTCACAAGTTCAACTACAATCAACTGGCGAAAATGTTGATCTAGTTTGGTATGTAAAGGCTAAGACATCATGAAGATATACAGAATCTTAGGTAATTATTATTTTGGTGGTGAATTCGAATATCCTGATGAGGAAGATGGAATTCCACTTGGATTCACTCGAACAGCACCTCCAGAACAACCAGAAACAGAAGAAACTGTTTATACACGATGGAATGGAGTTGGTTGGGAACATACATCTGATCCACCACCACCAGAACCAGTTCCACCGAAGTTCGTATCTAAATTAACATTCTTAGATCGCCTCGGTGATGATGAATATGTTGCGATATTGACAGCATCAAAAACAGATGTCGAGATAGAAGCATGGATAAATAAATTTAATCTTTTATCAGAAATTGATTTGAATGATGCAAAAACTGCTGGGTGGTTAACAAAATTTGTTTCCAAGAATTTAATTACGCAAGAAAAAGCAGATAAGGTTTTAAACGATCCAATTTAACTATTATAGGTGAATATTATGGAAAGAGTATATGGAGTGCGCGAGGAAGTAAAGAAGAAGAAAGTTTTTATTTCAACGCCAGCATATGATCGAAAAGTTGATGTGGTCTATATGTTGTCAATATTAGACACAGTTCGTTTGTTAGAAATGGAAGGATTTGAAGTCCATGTGCAACTACCGACACAATGTGCTTTACTAGTTCGATCTCGAAATGAGATTCTAGAAAGATTTTTAGAGTTAGATTGTGATTATGCATTATTAGTTGATGGTGATTTGGGTTGGGATCCAGATGCTGTATTGCGATTAATTATTGCAGATAAAGATATTTCTGGTGGCGTATATCCTGCTCGTGATGGTAAAGGATATAAATTTGAAGCATGCACTGAAGAGGACGGAAAACTTATTCGTTGCCCAGAAACTAAGTTGCTCAAAATGAACTACATTCCTGCTGGTTTTATGCTGATTAAAAAATCTGCTATTAAGGCTATGCAAGAAAAATATCCAGAACTATACTATGAGCCAAGAAGTCCGCAGTCTGAAATGTCTAAAGGATACTGTTTATTCAATACAGAAGTGTTTGAAGGTCAGTTTTGGGGTGAGGACTATACCTTCTGTCGCAGAGCAAGAGATGCTGGAATTGATATTTGGGTCGATCCATTAATTGATTTTAATCATGCTGGGATAGAAGGAAAAATGATGGATATTTTAACTACAGATAAGCCAACATAAAGAGAAATTAATGTTTATCGATAACACTAAAAAAATTATTTGTTTATCTGTTCCTGGAGCAGACTATAAACAGTTAATGGAAAGATTTTTGAGATCTCAATCTATACCTGTAACTTGGTTTTTCAATAATCAACCAACCCAAGAAGGGTTGAATTCATTAGCAGCCATCGCTCAGATATCAGAAACAAATACACCCCAAGAAACAATAAAAAAAGTTAAATCGATAATCAGCGATCTAGGTATTAATAGCGAAGCACCAAATATCCAAAATTTAATTGATGCAAATCTTTTACAATTTCCGATTAGTGAATATGATGTATATGGAATATGTTTAGATCCAATTTTTAGAATCATATCATGTTTTGACGAAAGTAGAAGTAGAATCCATAATAGAGAATATGAAAAACGACTTCAATCATTCAATGAGACAGTAACAGAAATACAAAATACAATTGAAAACGCTCCGCCTATGGATCCTCCCTTGCCCCCAAATTTGAAAGATATCATTTTAAGAGATTTAAATGATGCATTTATCGATAATATTGGGCATTTTGCGCCAGAAAGACATCAAATGATTTCTGTAACTTATCAGCCACAAACAAATTGGCTAAAACACCAAGGGCAAAATATTAATCACATATACAAATATGATAATTATATGGGATTTCTTTCTGATATTTGTGCAAGATATAATATTGATGCATCATTATATGATGATACTATTACATTAAATCGCGCGATCAATGTGACTGCAGATGATCTCTCACAAGAAATTAAAGATAAACTTTTAGAATTCTACGCCGAAGATAAGGCACTATACGATTCATTATAATTTTTGGTTTTGTTATGAAAATTCATGTTCTTGTTAATCCTCGTAATCCAACGAGTCTGAAAAATCGCATGGACCCATTCGCGGTCCATGGTTGGAAATACATCAATCAGTTGTCCAAGAAATATGGCATGGTCCATTATGGCATCGAAGGTGCTGATGTGGACTGTGAGCATGTAGATGTTCCACCACTCGATGAAGGTAACGACTCTATAGCATTTAATCGTGCCGCAGGCGAAGCGATCAAACAACGATCAGAGCCTGGTGATATTATCTCATGTTTCTTTGGTGTTGATAATCGACTTGCATGCGATATGAATCCAGAGTGCAAAGTCGTTGAGCCATCAATTGGTTATCGTTCCAGTGGAGTGTTTGCTCCGTTTAGAATTTTCACTTCCTATGCCAATATGCATTATTTCTATGGTGAGCGTGGAATGCTGATGGAACCATCATGGTACGACGCTGTGATCGGAAACCCATTCACACTCTCCGAATTCAAATGCGAATACTACAAAGACGATTACTATTTGTATTTTGGTCGAGTCTGTGAATCAAAGGGTGTGCATCTCGCAATTCAAGCCACAGAGAAACTTGGAAAGAAACTCATCATTGCTGGTCCAGGAACTTTACAAGAAATGGGATATCCATCAGTTCCATCGCATGTTGAATGCGTTGGATATGTTGGTCCAGAAGAACGCAAAAAATTGATGAGCAAAGCCAAAGCATTGTTTGGTCTGACATACTATCTCGAACCATTCGGCAACATGATCATTGAAGCAGCACTTTCTGGCACTCCAGTGATCACCACAGATTGGGGTGCATTCCCAGAGATCGTTAAAGAAGGTGAGACTGGATATCGTTGCAAAAACTTTTCTGATATTCTGAACGCAATGAAGAATATTGAAGAAGATAGAATTGCTTCGATTGATTGTCGCGCTCATGGCGAACAATTCTCAGATGAAAAAATCCACGAGAAGCATCATCAGTATATTCAAAGACTGATTAGCGGCAAATTTTATGAGTGAGATCTTCGTTGTTGGGTCGTCAATTCAAACTCGCAATGCACCACTGACATATAGTCCAGTTCGAACGGTGTTTTCGGCTGATGAGCGATTTCGCCACACGATCTTTACAGTGAATTCGATCCACAATGCATTCCCAAAAGCAAAGATTGTTCTCGTAGATTCTTCTGAAGATTATCAAGAATACAAATCGCTACTCAGTTATTTTCTGAATGTAGAATTTATTCCACTCAAGGAACTGTCTGGTGAGGCGTTTGAAATTGTCAACAATCATCCAAATAAAAGTCTCTGTGAGTCATTACTTCTGAATACCTACTACAAACAGTACAAGAAATATATCGAACAATATGATTTTGTGGTGAAGGGTTGCGGTCGATATTTCCATTTTAATTTTGACGGGTCTTTGTTCACTGAAGAAAATAAAGATAAGATATTTTTCAAAAAACCGATGAATTTTGAATGGAATGACTCTTGGAATTATTCATTTATTGATCGTCGGCAACTCCAAGGAAATAATAGAATACACCAGTACTGTACAGTGCTGTATGCATTTGGCTCTATGCATCTGGAAAAATTCATAGATATAAATGAAGCCGTGGTTCATTTTCTCAAACAGCCATCAATGATCCACTATGACATTGAGACTCTCTCGTATTATCTCACTCGGCAGTATCAAGACAAGATTATTGAGACAGATTGGAAAGTTTGCGGTTGGGATGGAACCAGCGCAAGATTTATGTATTATTGAGGTGGATTATGAAAACAAATTTAATTATCGTTGATGATTTTTATCAAGATCCAGATGCAGTTCGTAACTATGCGCTCAATCAACCATTCGAAGTAAAGGGTAACTATCCTGGCATTCGCACAAAGCCATGGCTTCCAGAAGATCTAAAAGCATCAATTCAACACATCATACAAAATGCTGGTGGAGTGATTACAAATTGGCATGAGGATTCGGGATATACTGGAGCATTTCAATTATGTACAAGCGCAGACCGCACCTGGATTCATGCTGATAGTTTTAATACTTGGGCTGGAGTTTGCTATCTAACTCCCGACGCACCATTATCTGGCGGCACTGCATTGTATCGGTTTAAAGCCACAGGCGAAGATGCGCGCACCGATAACACTGCACCATATCTTGATGGTTATGATTATACAAAGTGGGAACAAACCGATTATGTAGCAAACAAATATAATCGAATTGTTTTATATCGCGGCAATCTCTATCATGCTTCTGTGGATTATTTTGGTAATAATCTACAAACAGGTCGCCTATTCCAGACATTCTTTTTTAGTACTGCATACTGATGAAAATTCTTCATGTGGTCTTTTCGACGAATCGCCTTCACTATCTAACCAAGACTATTGAGTCTTGGAAATTATTAGATTATGGGAATCATGAGGTCACTCGGTTGATCGTCGATGACTATCCGCGAACTCGAAATAACTATATTTTCGATTTACTTTGCAAGACGCATGGAATGCTCTACTGGCTAAATCCCGAAAACAAAGGATTATCAGTTACTTGGTCGGCATTTTGGAATTGGCTAAAGACTCAAGATTACGATTACATTTTGCATCAAGAGGACGATGTCGTACTGCTCAAGCCAATCAAGATAGATGATCTAATTCAAGTTTTAGAAACAGATCCTAAAATGGCTTCGGTGGTGCTACAACGACAGCCGTGGTACTTTCACGAAACTGAATCGAAGATAGAAGAAACAGACACTCAGATAGGCAATTTCTACTATTCTAAAAATACCAAAACCTTTCCGATCATATTCTCTTTATATCGTAGAAACATTATTGAATATCCATGTCAAGAATATTGGGGATTTAATCTAAACGAAGGAATGATTATGGTATATCTGGAGTGGGCAGAGAAGATGTACTCAGCGACTCTAAAAGGCTCAAATGGCGAGCATTTGATCGAACATATTGGTGAGGTTTCGACAGGTAAACGAATCCTTCCAAATGAGCCGAGATACGAGTATTTTGCGCATATGGACCCTGATAAGAACTACACATCGCGAGATGGTGTGCTGGTCGAATAATACTAAATATACAATAATGTTCCGAGGTTTCCAATGGCTCATCCATATTCTCGCGCCGAATTAAAAGAATACTGTCTCCGTAAACTTGGATTTCCTGTAATTGATATTAATGTCGATGACGATCAGTTAGAAGATCGTATTGACGATGCATTACAGTACTTTCAACAATATCATTTCGGTGGAACCGAGCGAGTTTGGCTTGCTCACAAATTAACACAAGCAGATATTGATAATAAGTATTTGACCCTTTGCGATAATATTATTGGTGTTTCAAAAGTATTTCCATACACTGGATCAACACAGTCATCAACTTCATCGGCTGGCTTTAACATCTTTGATATCAACTATCAATTGCGCCTCAACGATTTTTATAACCTAACATCCTCGTCATATACCTACTATGTGATCGCTCGCGAGCATTTGTCAATGCTTGATATGATTATCACAGGCGAGTATCCATATACATTTAATAAGAATACTCACAAACTAACTCTGCAGATCGAAATGGCGAAGAGATTTAATCCTGGTAACTATATGGTATTCGAATGCATTCGTATTCTTGACCCAGATGTATATGGAGCGGTGTTTAATGAAATTTGGGTGAAAGAATATACCGCACAGTTGTTCAAGCGTCAATGGGGCGAGAACCTCAAGAAATATGGCAACTATGTTCTTCCAGGTGGATTGATCATTCAAGGTGATAAGATTTGGACTGAAGCATCTGAAGAAATTGACAAACTGGAAGCCAAACTCCGCGACACTTACGAAGAACCAATTCCATTCTTGGTAGGATAAAATGCCAACCAGCGTCTATTTCAATAACCAGAACGCAAAGACTGAGCAGTTATTACTTGAAGACTTGATCATCGAGTCAATCAAGAATCACGGCATCGATGTCTATTATTTGCCTCGCCGATCACAATCATCGACAGATGAATTGTTTGGTGATGATCCAGTAAAGATGTACGACACTGCGATCAAAATCGAAATGTATTTGGAAAGTTTCCAAGACTATGAAGGCAATAAAGAATTTTTTGGTAAGTTTGGATTAGACATCCAAGAAACTGCTAAACTCTGCATCGCTCGTCGAACATTTGAAAAATTTATCATGAAAAGATTTCCAGATACACACCATACGCCAAAAGAAGGCGACTTGTTGTATCTACCAATTCAATATAAGTTGATGGAAATTAAGTTTGTTGAAGATGAAAAAAACTTTTTTCAATTGGGTCGCGATTCTAGAAATCCATACATGTATGGATTAACAGTCGAAGCATTTAAGTATAATGGTGAGTTGCTTCAAACTGGCGTAGATGAAATCGACCGTATCGGTGATATTCAAGCATTTGCAATGAACCTTGATTTAAATGCAGGCGGCACTGGATCATATATCCATCTTGAGCAAGTGTACCAAGGTGCAAATCTTGCATCAGCAACTGCAAAAGGTATTGTTGCTGATTGGAACTTACCAAACCACACACTCAAGGTTCGAAACTTTTACGGCGCATTTACTGGTAATGTTGCAATCAAAGGCGTTTCCAGTAATGCTACATGGACACTTGCATCAGCACCAGACACCATGAATAATGCCAACGCTGAAAATATTGAAGATAATTCGCGCATTGAAACAGAAGCAGATAATATTATTGATTTCACAGAAGTCAATCCATTTGGTGAGCCATAATGTTTGGTCAACAACATTTTTATCATCGCATTGTGCGCAAGATGGTCGTTGCCTTTGGCACGATGTTCAATGATATTACACTGAAGCGATATAACAAAGCAGGCACACAAGAAATTGAGCGCGTCAATGTTCCATTGATGTACTCACAGAAAGAAAAGTTTTATCAAAGAATCACACAAGACCCTGAGTTGACCAAAGAAGTTGGCATCACTCTTCCAAGAATGGGATTTGAGTTGAGCGCAATTACATATGACCCAACTCGCAAACGAAGTTTGTTTGTTGATAGTTTTTCTGCTGGTGATGCAAACAATGTAAAATCAATTCGCACAACACCATATAATTTTGATTTCACATTAAGCATTTATGTTCGCAATGTTGAAGATGGCACTCAAATTATTGAACAAATTCTTCCATACTTCAATCCAGACTATACGATGAAAGTCGATTTTCTTGGTTTGGCTGATCAAAAAACAGATATCCCATTTATTCTTCAATCAGTGCAACAAGATGTTGAAGATGTTGGTGGTGCAGATCCAATCAGAGTTATCATTTGGACTTTGACATTTACTGCTAAAGGCTATATGTTTGGTCCGATTATTAATCGCGATGTCATTCGCAAAGCGACTGCAAATACATTTAATAGTTTCTTCGATCTAGAAAACTTCCGCTCATTAACAGTCACAAGCGGTCAAGGAACTTACCTTGCTGGTGAGTTGGTTTATGAAGGTCGATCGTTGAGTGCTGCAAATGTCACAGCATATGTGAAGTCTTGGTCACCAGACAGCAATACATTGGTTGTTAATAATGTTTCTGGCATTCTCAAAACAGGTAGATATATCACTGGTGTTGATTCAAATGCTGCATATAACATTGTTTCATTCTCCACAAACGATTTCCAATTGAATAATATTACAATCAATCCAAATCCAAATACTGCCAATGCTAATACTGCATTTGGTTATGATACCCTTATAGAAGAATTTCCTAATATTGTATGAGTGAAGTAGACAAAAACCTTGCCGATATACTGAATACGGATTATGTTCCTGTGGTGCGAGAGGACAAACCTATTACCATCCACCAGTCCGAGGAAGATAATCCAGATGCTCATTATTCTCGTGCTAATTATTATAATCTCATTGAAAAAGGAAACGAAGCGTTAGATGGGATTTTAGAAGTTGCAAAAGAATCGCAGCATCCAAGAGCATACGAAGTTGCTGCAAATATGATCAAGAATCTCTCTGATGTGACAGAGAAACTAATGATTCTTCAAAAGCAGCAAAAAGAATTAAATCCGCAAAAAGCGGAACAGGCAGCAGGTCCAACAAATATTTCCGTAGACAAAGCCGTATTCGTCGGCAGTACTGCTGATCTATTAAAGCAGTTAAAGAATGAGTCTGAGTAAACTAAAACATTATCTTGGGAACCCAAAACTCAAGAGAGTCAATATGCCAATGCAACTTACGGAAGATCAAGTCCGTGAGTATGTCAAGTGCGCAAAAGATCCAGACTACTTCATTCAAAACTATGTCAAGATCGTCACGCTTGATAAAGGTTTTGTGCAGATCAATCTGTATCCATTCCAGAAAGAAGTTGTACAAAAGATTCACGGCAATCGTCGTGTAATTTTAAAGGCAGGTCGTCAGGTTGGTAAGACCACGATTATCGTCGGTTACATTCTTTGGTACATTCTTTTCAATACTGACAAGACCGTTGCTATTCTTGCAAATAAAGCCAGCACCTCCAGAGAAATTCTAGCGCGCATTAAACTTGCTTATGAAGCATTGCCAATGTGGATTCAGCAGGGTGTGAAAACATGGAACAAAGGTGACATTGAATTAGAAAACGGTTGCCGTGTTCTCGCCAACTCAACCGCATCAAGCGCAATTCGTGGTTACTCCATCTCTCTCGTCTATCTTGACGAGTTTGCATTCGTGCCAAGTAACATCGCTGACGAATTCTTTACTTCTGTTTACCCAACCATTTCTTCTGGTACACAGTCTAAGATTTTGATCTCATCGACACCGAACGGCATGAATCACTTTTATCGAATGTGGACCGAGGCTGTTGATGGTCAAAATGGGTTTGTACATGTTGAAGCAAACTGGCGTCAGGTGCCTGGAAGAGATCAAGCATGGGCTGATGATCAGTTACGCATTCTCGGTGAACAGAAGTATATGCAAGAAATGGAGTGCGAGTTCCTCGGCTCCTCTGGAACACTAATCAGCGCAATGGCATTGAGGCAATTGGCGTTTACAAAACCTCAAACAAACGCTGGAATTGAGGGCTTGTCAATCTACGAAGAAGTAAAGCCAGAACATCTATATTTCAGTGTGGTTGATACTTCTCGGGGAAAGGGATTAGACTATTCAGCCTTTGTCATCGTCGACGCAACCGCTCTACCATATAAAGTCGTTGCAACATACAAAGACAACGAGATTAGTCCACTAGTTTATCCTGCGATTTTGAAACAGGTCGGAACATACTATAATAGTGCGCTTCAACTAATCGAAACAAATGATAATGGTCAACAGATTGCAGATATTCTATTCGAGGACTACGAATATGAGAATATCCTCTCTACGGTCGAGCATGGTAAGTCGAAACTGAATAAAAAACTCTTGGTCAACTTCGGATATGGTCAAAAGAGCGGTCGAGGTATTAAAACAACCAAGTCTGTCAAACGGCTTGGATGCAGTCTACTTAAAAATCTAATTGAACGACAACAATTAATCATTACTGATTATAATCTAATCTCAGAACTTTCTACTTTTGTGTCAAATGGTGTCTCTTATGAGGCTGAAGAGGGAAGTAATGACGATCTTGTAATGTGTCTTGTTCTATTTTCTTGGATGACCGATCAGAAGTTCTTCAATGATATGACAAATGTCAATGTTCGAAGAAAAATTAACGAAGAACACCTAAAAATGATCGAGGAAGAATCCATTGGAGATATTATCTTGGCTGGTCATGTAGATGTGGATAATCGAACCAATACATTTGTTGAAGATGGTGCAGTTTGGTCTGAAGTACAACGATAAAACACTAAAAACTACAAAATACTAAATATACCGTAGATTTCTTAATCTCCAAGACAGGAGCAAAAACATGGCTTTTCAAGTATCTCCAGGCGTGAATGTATCCGAAATTGACACAACTTCCGTTGTCCCAGCAGTTTCCACTTCTACTGGCGCGGTCGCTGGCGCGTTTCAGTGGGGTCCAACAGATTATGCACGACTTGTTGCATCTGAAAATGAACTAGTACAAGTATTCGGCAAACCAGATTCGAATACTTACTTAACATTCTTCACAGCAGCAAGTTTCCTTTCATATAGTAATTCACTCTTTGTTGCTCGTTCAGATGCTGCAACTCTAAACACTGCAGTTGCTCTGAATGTCGCTTCTTGGGCTGGTAACACCAAGATTCGTAACGAAGATCACTACTATTCTTCTTTCATGACTGCATCAAATAGCAATATTGCTTTTGCTGCTCGTTATCCAGGTGCTCTTGGTAATGCGTTGAAGATCGCCTTCTGCGCAAACTCAAACACCGCTTCTTTCGACGCTTGGGCATATAAGCCATACTTCGATCGTGCTCCTGGAACTTCAACCTATGTTGCGAATGCATTTAAGACAAATGCAAACGATGAAATGCATATTGCAGTCATCGATGCAACTGGTGCAATCACTGGTACACCAAATACCGTCATTGAAAAATTCCCTAATGTGTCAAAGGCAACAAATGCCAAAGACGAATCAGGTGCAAGCCTTTACTACCGCGATGTGTTGTATAACAACTCTCGTTGGGTATATGTGATGGGTCAAAACAACGCAACTTGGGGCGTTGCAGCAAATACAACGCACGGATTTGCGGGTGAATCAAGCAATGGTATTTCGTTTGTACAAGGTACGGATGCAACACCAACTGACGGCAATCTAATGCTAACATACGCTCAGTTTGCTGCTGCAGAAAATGTCGACATTTCTCTTGTAATGTCTGGTGCACACAACGAAACAGTTTCTGCTAATGTAATTAGCCTTGCTGGCGGTCGCCGCGACTGCGTTGCGTTTGTTTCACCTTCATATGCAAATGTCACTTCAACAGACCCAACAACTGCTATTGTGAACTATCGCAACAATGCTCTTGCAAATGTTTCGAACTCATTCGCAGTAATGGATAGCAACTGGAAGTATATGTACGACAAGTACAACGACACCTACCGTTGGATTCCATGTAACGGTGATGTTGCTGGTCTTTGCGCTCGTACTGATAACGATCGTGATCCATGGTTCTCACCTGCTGGATTCAATCGCGGTCAGTTGAAGAATGTAATCAAAGTTGCATTCAATCCAGGCAAGCCACAAAGAGATGTGCTATATGCGGCTGGAGTCAATCCAATCGTATCGTTCTCTGGCGAAGGCACTGTGTTGTTCGGCGACAAAACTCTCTTGGCAAAACCAAGCGCATTCGATCGTATCAATGTTCGCCGCTTGTTTATCGTTCTTGAAAAGGCAATTGCTCGTGCTGCGAAGGCTCAGTTGTTCGAATTTAACGATGAATTTACAAGAGCACAGTTCGTAAACCTAGTCGAACCATTCCTACGAGTCGTACAAGGTCGTCGCGGTATCTATGACTTCCGCGTTGTTTGTGACGAAACAAACAATCCACCAGAAGTCGTTGATCGTAATGAGTTTGTCGGTGACATCTATGTCAAACCAGCCAAATCAATCAACTTTATCCAGTTGAACTTTGTCGCTGTCCGTAGTGGTGTTGCCTTCGATGAAATCGTTGGTCGCTTCTAATAAATAGACTAGATAAAGTCAGGAGACAAAAATGGCTTTTAATGTAAATCAGTTTCGTACTCAATTACAGTATGACGGTGCTCGTCCAAATTTATTCGAAGTCCGACTAAATTTCCCTGCATTTGTGACAAATAGAAACAATGCTTCAGTAAAGTCTACCTTCATGGTTAAGACTGCCGCATTGCCAGGATCAACAATCGGCATGGTTACAGTCCCTTACTTCGGTCGTGAAGTAAAGGTTGCTGGTAATCGTACTTTCGCTGATTGGTCAGTAACAGTAATTAATGACGAAGATTTTGTTCTTCGTAATGCATTCGAATCCTGGATTACTAACATCAATGGTAACACGGATAATCTCCGTAATGCTCGCGCTCGTACATCACAGCAATATGGTGTTGATGCAGATGTTATTCAATACGGTAAAACTGGCAATATATTGAAGCGATATCGTTTTGTTGGAATGTTTCCAACAGATGTCGCTCAGATCGATCTAGATTGGGGTTCAAACGACACAATTGAAGAATACTCTGTCAACTTCTCGTTCCAATACTTCGAGACGATTGATCGTGGTACTCTTTCAAGTCTGAAGAGCCCAGTCGACACATTGATCGGCAATATCTAATTGTGTTTAAATGGGGGAAGGGTAAAACCTTCCCCCTCTTTATGATGGAGCATTCATGGCTATAAATCTATTCGGTTTCGAAATCCTACGCAAAAAACCTGAAGATGTCCAACTTCAGCCGCAGATTGCTGCACCCGTCAATGATGACGGCGCAATTACAGTCACTTCTGGTGGATATTTCGGAACCTATCTTGACCTAGAAGCAAGTTATAAGAACGAGAACGATCTAATTTCTCGTTATCGCGAAATGGCGATGCAAGCAGAATTAGAATCTGCAATCGATGACATCGTCAACGAATCAGTTGTGCATGACACAACTGGTAAATCAGTCACAATCATGCTCGATGATCTTGAGCAACCAGACAATATCAAAGATATGATTCGCGAAGAATTTGAAAATATTCTTCGCATGTTGGACTTTTCAAATAATGGTCCAGATGTTTTCCGCAATTGGTACATTGACGGTCGCTTGTATTATCAAGTCTTGATCGATGAAAAAAATCCAAGAGGCGGTATTCAAGAATTACTTTATCTTGACCCAAGAAAAGTTCGCAAAGTTCGTAGCGTTGTAAAGAAAAGAGATCCAAGAACTGGCGTTGAAACTGTTGCTGGTGTGCAAGAATTTTATGTTTACAATGAAAGAGCAATGACGCAGGGTCAAACCATTGTCACCTCTCCTACAGATTCAGCAGTTAAGATTGCCACAGATGCAATCGTAAATATTAACTCTGGCTTGATGGACCCAAAACGAATGCTCGTGCTTTCGTACCTTCACAAAGCCATCAAGCCACTTAATCAATTGCGCATGGTTGAAGACGCGATCGTTATCTATCGCCTATCACGAGCACCAGAACGAAGAGTGTTCTACATCGATGTCGGCAACATGCCGAAAGTTAAGTCGGAACAATATCTTCGTGATATGATGACAAAGTTCCGTAACAAGGTTGTCTATGACTCAGCCACTGGTGAAGTCAAAGACGATCGTAAGTTTATGTCAATGATGGAAGATTTCTGGATTCCTCGTCGTGGTGAAGGCAAGAATACCGAAATCACGACTCTACCAGCAGGTCAAAATCTTGGCGAAATGGCTGATGTCAATTACTTCGAAAAGAAGTTGTACAAGGCATTGAATGTTCCAGTCTCTCGTTTGGAACAGAATCAAGGATTTTCTCTTGGTCGTACAACAGAAATTACTCGTGACGAAATTAAGTTCAGTAAATTTGTTGATAAACTTCGCACCAAGTTCAGTATTCTGTTCGACGAATTGATGGAAAGACAATTGGCTCTGAAGGGCATCTGTTCCGTCGACGAATGGAAAGAATTAAAAGAAAAGATTCACTACGACTTCTTGAAAGATAACAATTTCATGGAGTTGAAAGAATCAGAGTTAATGGCTGCTCGCCTACAACTCATGACTCAGATCGATCCATATGTTGGCTCATACTTCTCAAAAGCATGGGTCAAGAAACATGTCCTTCATTTTGATGAAGAAGGTATTGAGCGTATGGAAAAGGAATTAGAAGAAGAGGCGGCGGCGAGCGAGGCTGAAAAGGCTGCTTTGCCAACACTCCCACAAAATATGATGAGTGGTGCAAATCAACCTGCTAATGGTGATGCATTACCAGTAGTCAGCGATGCTCCGCAAGCAAATAATTTCGACCAAGCGTTTCAATCGCAATTTACTAAATAATTGGAGATAATTATGGAAGATAATGGATTTTCAGTACAAGCAGTGACGGCAGCAATTGCTGGTGATAAAGAAGGCTTTTTAAATGCTTTCAATAATGCAATTGCAAATAAAATCACTGATGCATTAGAAGTTAAGAAAGTAGAAATCGCATCTAATTTACTAGGCGTACAAGATGAAATTCAAACATCTCAGACAGAACTTGACGGAAGCGCAGATGTCTCCACAGACACCAGCGCAGAAGTCGCCGCAACAGCAGAAGTCTGATAACGAGTTAAAAACTCGTGTGACTGCTGCTAAATCAGCATTGGGGATGAAAACCCTCAATGTTGGCGCAGCCATTGCAGGTCACAGAATGCTCTCTGCTGCTGCAGCAAAAAATCCAAAGATGCCAATGAATCAATTGTTGAACAAGATTCCTGCAAATGCTCGTCAACATTATATGAATCTTACTTCATCAATTCCGTCAAACATGCTTGATCCAAGTTTGCCAGCAAGCCAGTTCCGCAGCACAGTGCAAAAATTAAAACAAGCAACTGGAATTATGAAGTCGCTCAACAATAGTGCTGAAATTGAGTTTGAAGATAAAGAACAACTTGGTGAAGCATTGAAAGATGAAATTCAACCATCACCAATGCTTGTTCTTCGCCGCAAAGGTATTCGTATTTTTCCAGACGGCAAGCGTGTAGCATTGTATACAAATGACAAATATGGTCTTGTGTTTACAATTCCATACAATGCTGGTGGCACTGGCACAGCAGGTTCATTTGGATCGCAAAATGTCCCAGGTGTGCAAGCAGAATCAGTGATTCTGGAAAGTCTTGAACAAGTTGCTGCTTATGCGCAAGAAGAAAATCCAAAAGCACTTGCAAAGCATATGAAGTTTGCTGACGGATCAAAATTAAAAGTGAGTCACGGTGCAGCAAAAGCCATTCATATGGTTCATGGTGCATTGAACGACGAAAATAAAAAGAAATTTGCTGACATGCTTACGACTCCAAAAGGATTCGAAAAAGCAGCACACTTTGCATTGAGCAAAGTTGAATATAAAATTGGTGGCAAATGAGTTTAATTTCTGAAGCAGTTAGAGAAATTATTGCTGAAGCCAATGTACAGCGCATGGGTCGTAAAAAACTCATTCGCGCTAGAGTTCGTGGTGGCAAAGTGCAACGCCGAAAAGTTGTATCAGCAGTTAAAGGTTACACCATTCGTGGTGGCAAATTAAAGCGCATGACTGCTGCTGAAAGATTGCGTCGTCGTATTTCACAACGAAAAGGAAAGATGAAGCGCAGAGCAAAAATGGCTCGTGCTTTAATTAAGAGAAAGCGTTCACTTAGAAAACGCGCATCACTGGGGCTATAAACATGAAACTAATTACCGAAAATATCAATGATGTTCGAGTCATCACCGAAGAAAAGGGTGGTGTCAAATCGTTATTCATTGAGGGTCCATTTCTCGTTGCAGAAATGAAAAACAAAAACGGTCGTATGTATAAGACTGATACTCTTGCAAAAGAAGTAAAGCGATACAACGAAGAATATGTCGCAAAGAATCGCGCATTCGGTGAATTGGGTCACCCAGATTCTCCATCAATCAATTTAGACCGAGTCTCTCACTTGATCACTTCTTTAAAGCAAGAAGGCACTCAGTGGATCGGTAAGGCAAAAATTCTTGAAACACCTATGGGTAAAATCGCCAAGTCTCTAATGGAAGGCGGTGCGCAACTAGGTGTATCATCACGAGGCATGGGTTCACTTAAAGAAGTGAATGGTGTCAATGTGGTTCAAGATGACTATTATCTAGCCACAGCGGCTGATATTGTAGCGGATCCGTCCGCACCAGGTGCTTTCGTTCAAGGCATTATGGAAGGCAAAGAGTGGGTTTGGGACAATGGTAAAGTGAAAGAAGTTGACATCAATGAATACTATAACCAAATCAAGAACGCAAAGCAAAAACAGATCGAAGAAGTCTCATTGAAGATCTTTGAAAACTTCTTGTCAAAACTGTAAAATTTATAAATATATTTACTTCTTTAGGAGTTTAATCAAATGGCAAAGACATTATCAGAATCCGCTGCAGAAATTCTAAAAGCATCAATGGCTGCAGGTAAGGAACCAATGCAGAAACCAGATGCTGAAGTTAACGATCTCGGCGGTGCCACAACAGAAAACCCAGGTGGTCCTGTTGGCGAACCAGATACCGAAGAATCAGCAAAGCCAGTTGCTGGTAAGGGTAATGCAGTAGAAGATGGCGACAAGGCTATCGGTTCTGTCAAGTCTGCAGGACTTGCAAAACCAGCCGCAACAGATTCAACACTAAACCCAAATATCGGCGAAGAAACAGAATCTTCTGAAGAAGAAATCGTTGCTGAAGCAAAGGCTGAAGCCGAAGAAGCAGACGAGAAAGACGAAGAAGAAGCCAAGAAGGAAATGAAAGAAGCCTGGAAGAAGAAGGCTCACAAGTCCATGGCTGAAGATGTTGATGCGCTATTCAATGGCGAATCACTTTCTGAAGAATTCCGCACGAAAGCAACAACCATTTTCGAAGCAGCAGTAAATGCTCGCATTGATACGATCATCGAAGAAATGATGACCGAAAACGATGCAGTTCTAACTGAAGCAGTTGAAACCATCAAGGAAGAAATGGCAGGTCAAGTCGACGAATATCTAAACTATGTCGTCGAACAATGGATGTCAGACAATGCCGTTGCTATCGAAACAGGTCTACGCGCCGAACTCGTTGATGATTTCATTGGTGGTCTCAAGAATCTATTCGCTGAGCACTACATTGAAATTCCAGACGAGAAGGTTGATGTAGCAGAAACTCTTGCACAACGAGTCGCTGCTCTTGAAGAAGAAGCCGCTGCTCGCGATGCAGAAAAGGCAGCACTCGTTGAAGAACTAAATGTTGCAAAGAAAAACGAATCAATCCGTAAGATCTGCGAAGGTTTGACGGAAACACAAATTGCTAAGATGAAGACACTCGCAGAGGGTGTTGAGTTCACCACAGAAGGTGAGTTTAATGGCAAACTCGCAGTAATTCGCGAGAACTACTTCCCAGTCGGTAAAGTAAAAAGTGAAGTGAAGACTATCCA